TCCCACGTATAGTAGACCATGGTGTTACCCCTCAAGGTTACGCGCGCCACGAGAGCGCGCATCATTCCCTCATCGCTACACCAAGGTGAGTTGGTGCAGGGAAGAGGGGGCGGGATGAACCCGCCCGATCTTGTCGTGGTGTTACCTGCCAGGGTTACGAGGCCGGCAGGGCGCGAACGGCAAGCATGCCGCGCTTCGCGAGGAAGGCCAGCGCAGCTGCCTCTTCCTTCTCTTCATCATTCAGCGGCGGGACCTCACCGCCAGCCTCGACGATGGCGCCCTTCAGGTCATCGCACGCGGCTTCAAGGTGCGCATTGTCGGGCATGCCGTCGAAGATCTTGCGCGTGGTCTTGTAGACCGCGATCAGCTTCTCGATCTCGGACTTGTTGACCTTGCCCGGCTTCATCACGATCGCCCGGATCTCATCATCCGTCAGCGTGGTATCGGGCGTCTTGATCTGGGCGCGCGCGGTGTCGAGCATGGCGTCGAACACGGATTTCGTATCGACGCCACCCTTCGCCACCTCATTGACCAGTGCCACGGCGCGACGCAGCACGACAGGGCCGTCGACGTCAGTCAGGGCGCCAGCCTTGATGAACTGGCGGAACTTGCTGATCTGCTGCTTCGCCGACTTCTGGTCCTCGTTACCCGAATAGGTAACCATGACGTTCTTTTTCGCAGCTTCAGCCGTGCCCTTGGCGTATTCCATGAAGCCGGTCTCAGCGTAGGTCTCGGCGATGAGACCGGCGCGCGCCTGATCCGCCAGCAACAGGGCGGCTTCGGGACGTGATGCCGAGCCCTTGCCTTCAGCGGCACCAAGTGCGCGCAGCTTGCCGGCGAGATCCTTCAGCATCGTTTCGGTGTTGGTCAGGGTCATTTTCAGTCTCCAGTTTTGCGCGAGGTTACCTCGCAGGGTTACATGCCGCATCATTGCGGCATGATGGGGTATCAACTGATTGTGCCTGATCTGAGACATCAGCGGCACTTGACTTCAGCCGATCAGTTGAGGTAAACATACATGTATGTTTACCTCAACAAATTGGCCCGTCAGCAACGAGAGCGCGTTTTTTGGTGCAATTTTTTGACGAAAAGATTTTGTAGATTTTCGGGTCAATGAAATCAATGGGTTATCATTAATCTAAATCTAATTTGTAGAATTACCGCAGAAGTGAAATGATGTGACGGCCGAGACACCATCACATTCCTGACCAAGATTTTGGTCGGCTCTTATTAAAATTAGATTTAGATTTAGATTAATGATGTATATGCACCCCCCCAACTTCCCTCGCCTGCGGCGCCTGTCGTGACGTCTCAGCAGTCATAGTCAAAGCCTGTCACCATCTCACGGATAGACCGGCGGGTCTTGTGGTGTTGGCCGCGTTCGGCCGCGAGCTTGGGCGAAAGGTGCAGCCGCATGACCTGACATGCGATGCGCGTTTCTTTTGTTGTCGTGATGTATGATGGTGCCGCTGTTGGTGCGTAGCGGTGGACATGCGCGACACCCTTGGCGATGAGATCATGTGCGTATTCCACTATCTCATCAGCTGTGACGTTACACTTCGCCACGTTAGCATCGAAGTGTTCATTCCTGCGCATCTGCTCTTCAACGAATGCGCGCTTCTGTTTCTTGGACAGGTCAAACTTGACCGCCATGCTACGGTTACCACGTGCCATGATGTTACCTCTCTGGGTTACTCACCAAAGCAGACTGGATCAATCTGCTTAGGTGAGTGGGCGACACTACCTATGACTAGGTAAGATGTTGGCATCCTTATGTTCGCCCACCCGAGTGTTCATGTGATTTTTTACCGCCGTTTACTGCTGTGCCTGACGCGGATACCCCTTCACCATGCCTCATGAGGGCGTGGCTATCGGTATGGCGACTACTCTGCAATGCCCGGGATCAAGGGCTTTTAGGCTTGGTTCCCATCTGCCTGTCCCGCGTTAGTCTGCGGTAAGATATGCCCATGACACCGCCATGGTCGCAGCATGTTTCAATCGCGCCTTACCCGGTCAGGTAACCGACCCTCTCCAGCGCAATATCCGCACCCACGCTGAACATATCCAGCTTAGGTTAGCGTCACCCCGTTCCGGCTATGCCCGTATGAATAGGACACACTTCCGGTCGCAGCGTTTCATCGCTTCCCCCTGTTTTTCGTGCTCGGTCCATGGGCAGGGTTCACCCACGACGTCAACGCTATTCAGTTGTCAAAGAGCGGTCTGCTAGTCTAGTATCTGTTACTCGTTCCGATCATTCACTGGTTACACCCTAGTATCCGTGCTGTTACCCTAGGGGTAACCCCCACCCCCATCTGGCCACACCCCCCCACCCCCCAGGCCCTGTTTCAGGTAGTTCGGAAACATAGAACCCAAAAATCCAACATTACACCATAACAACACTTGACATCCACCGACCCCCAAACTAACGTCCGACCATCCAACGGGAGGACTGCCATGCTCTACGTTGTACCGATCCTGATCGCCCTGTTCCTGATCCTGATGTTGTACCTGCTGACATGACGACGAATCCCGAGAAGGACTGGCCCCACGACACCCGTTACATCAAGGGATGTCCGGTCTGCGGGGAGTTCTTCCTCGGACCGAAACTCGCCCCCTTCTGCTGGCTTGACGTCCCTGAGGATGTGAAGTTCTTCTGGGAGCAGAGAAACACGCCGGAGCCACCGAAGTGAGCAAACAGTCGTCCGATATGCCCGAGGAAGTGAATAAGCCCGGGCACAAGCGCCGCCGGCGCGAGAAGCCCTACGAGGTGTGGGGCCGCAACTCGAACCCGAAGGCCATTTTCCAGGCTGAATGGTCGAAATGGGGCGCGTATGAAACGCGCGAGATTGCGGACAACCAGGTGCGGAAATTCACCGACAAGTACCATTCCAAGCGGTACGGGAAGTTCTACGAGTTCGGGGTGCGGATCGTCGTCCCGAAGCTGCGCCGCAAGCGTGTGAAGGAGCCGGTCCAGTGATCGGGGTTGTCCGGCTCGATGTCTTCAATCTCGACATTGCCGTGTTCGACAACGACGCCGAGCGCGTCGAGGTGGCGCTGCTGGAGGGTTGCGTGGACGCGGAGCCGCAAAATTCGGCGGCCATATCCTCGGCGCACAGGGACGTGACGTCGTCGGGGGAGATGCGCATGTCGGTGGTGCTCAAGCCCCGCGCGACCTATGCGACCTGGGCGCATGAAGCGGTGCACCTGGCGGACTTCGTCATGGATGGTATGGGCATGCCGACGGACGTGACCAACACGGAGTTGCGCGCCTACCTCGTCGGTCACATCGTCGCATGTCTCCACGAGATCATGCCGGCGCCTGTCACGTCCACGCAGATGAGCTGAAGGACTGGCGCGGTGTCATGGTGCGACGGCTGATGCGGTTGGCGATCATGTCGCTGAGGCCGCCGTGCGCGGCCAGGCAGGCGTACTGGAAAGCGTCCATGACGTGGGAGTATGAGTTTTTGTCGGGCTTGGGCTTGCGATCGCCGGCCTTCGTGCGGCCGTAACGGTAGCCACCGTTCAACCCTCGCACCAGTGTCGGGCAGAGCGTGCCGTCGATGACAAGGGCCGGGCCGGCGTCACGGGCGCCCAGGAGCCAGGCTTCCACTGCGCTGATGCGACGGTCGATGTCGTTGGTCGGGGCGGGGTAGGCCAGGAGCCCGTGGCGCTTCAGCATGTCGAAGCTGGTCTCCTCGTAGAGCGTCGAGCGTTGCGTACCAGCGGGGTCGCCGACCACGTAAACGGCGCGGCCGAGATACCGCTCCTTCATCAGGACGGGCTTGATCATGCGCTGGAGCTGCAGTTCGAGCCCGATGTCGTCGGCGATGATCTCCTCGAGAACCAGCAGCCTGCCGCGGTGGTCGGGCTGACAGATCACGGCGCAGGGGTCGCGGCCGAAATCGAGGCCGACGAGGAGGGGGTAGGTGCTCACGGGGGAGACTTCGTCCTGGACGTGCCAGCGGTGCTTGAACACCTCGCGGAACACCGCGGAGCCCGACGGGTCGTCGCCGAACTCGGCGTGGACGTAACGCTTGCACCAGTCCGGCGTGTTCGAGCGGATGAAACGCTCGTAGTATTTGCGGCCCTGGGCCAGGCGCACCGGGTCGTCCTCGGGGAGCTTGAGCGTGTCCGCGGTCTGCAGCAGCCACTGCAGGTTCTCGGCCTGGGCCGACATGCCGGAGGGCTGGATGAAAATCTGCCAGTCGGGCGTGGGCTCGGTCATGAACTTGTGCCAGCTGGTATTCTCGGCGGGCATGTTGGTGTCGGCGATAATGCCGAACCACGAGCAGCCGCCCAGGTTGGCGGCGGGGTAACGGCCGACACGGCCGGCCAGGGGCGAGACGATATTCACGTCCATCTCGATGGATTCCGACATCCACGCGCCCGTCAGCTGCATCGAGAGCAGGCGGCGCTGGTCCTCGACGTCGTCGAGAGGGATGAGGAGCCACTCGGATCTGATGTCGCCGTAGTGGATGTAGACCGTGTTGTCGGACACCTTGTATGTGGCCACGCCCTCGAGCCAGGACGTGATGTCCTTGAGCACCGTGTCCTTGAGGGCCTTCAGGGTCTGGCGGACGATGGCGAAACGGGTGTAGCGCAGCCCGTCGGATGCCGGCGCCTGTTCACATGCGCGACGGAAAAGCTCGAAAAGGCAGGCCGTGGTCTTGCCGGAGCCCACGGGGCCGGCGATGAGGCGGCCGAAACTCTCGGATTTCATGAAGGCAGCGCAGGTCGGCGGCGCGCTGTAATTGATGGAGGGCATGGTTACCTCACGGGGTAAATCAGTGGACGGGCTCCAGATCGTAATGGCGCAGGTGGATCGTGTACCAGCCGTATTTGTCCTCACCGGTCACACATACCACGGCGTTTTCCGGGCCGCAGTCCACCCCGTCCTCGTCGATCCAGTTCGTTACCGAGAACACGGCATCGTCGCTGAAGATACAGATTCCCCTGATATAGTCGATAGCGACGGGATACGGAGGCTCATTCATTAAGTGTCCCCTCGATGATTGCGGGAGCCGGGCCGCGATCGAATTGCAGCTTGCTGTCGGCACCCAGGTTGATCGTTACGGTCAGTCTGTCGCCCGTGGTGACACCTTCGACGTTGACGCCAACACCAGCGAATCTCGCTACGGTCTTCAAAACCTCCGTTTTTGCGCTCAGATTTTCCTGTGGATCATGTGCTCGGGTGTAGAACTCGGGGAGAGACTCCTCGATGAATGCCAGGGATTTCAGCTTCACACGCTCCTGAGTATTCGTCGCCGACTCCCATTCCTGCGTACAGGTGGAAAGATACTCCTGAAAACGGGTATTTGTCGAGATTTTCTCCCATTCGGCATCCGTTACACGATGCGACTCGAGAATCGCCGGGAGTTCACGAATGTCCATCGCGATTTCACGGGCGAGTTTCAGCATGGTGAGGTCGGATACGGTGGAAGTTGTCGCCGGAACCACGTCGGTCATGTTTTCTACCTTCTGCGATTCGAGTTGTTGCAATCTACCCCATTCATACTGTATTCCTTATGCCAACGTCGAGCCCGGGATGGATAAAATGGTCGAAGCACTTGGGTCCGTTCTTCGTGTCGTTGGGCCTAACCAGCTCGCTGCAGGCATCGAAGCACAGGACAAGGCGCGTGCCGCCGCTGCAAAACCCAAGGAAAACGACGTCGATCCAGGCACGCTGGACTCTTACATCCGGCGCCAGCTCGACATTTTCCAGAGACATCGTGACAACTCCTCGGGCTGGTCTAACCGCCTCTTGCACGCTCTGAGGGTCTTCAACGGCGAGTATGACTCCCAGAAGCTCAGTGAAATTCAGAAATTTGGCGGAAGTACGGCATACGCGCGCATCGTGGCCATGAAGTGCCGCGGAGCCTCAAGCCTCCTCCGCGATGTCTACCTCTCACCCGACCGCCCCTGGGGCCTCGACGCCTCGGACGACCCGAAAATCCCCGACGACATCATGAAGTCCATCAACGAGCTCGTTCAGGTCGAGATCGGGACGATGGCCGGCGCGGGCGAGCCCCCTGACATCGACGCCATACGCGATCGCACCATGCAGCTGGTGGAGGGGGCCAGGCAGGCAGCGAAGAAAAATGCCGAGTTCCGCGCGCGCATCGCAGAGGACAAGCTCGACGAGATCCTCAAGCTGGGCGGCTTCTACAAGGCGCTGGCCGAGTTCATTACCGACCTGCCGCTCTTCCCCTTTGCGGTCATCAAGGGGCCGGTGGTCCGTATCCTGCCCGTCGTGCAGTGGGAAAACGGCCGGACAGTGGTGAAACAGGTGCCGCGGCTGACCTGGTCGCGCGTGTCGCCGTTCGACGTCTGGTGGACGCCGGGCGTGTCCGACATAGAGGATGCCACCGTCATCGAGCGTACCAGGGTCACCCGGGCGGACCTCAACGACCTGCTGGACCTGCCTGGCTACAACCAGGATGCCATCAAGCAGGTGCTCGACATGTACGGCTCGGGCGGGCTCGTGGACAATCCCGACGGCTCGGAGAGCGAGCGGGCGGTGCATGAATCGCGCGAGAACCCCCACACCAACGAGTCGGGGATGATCGACTGCTACGAGTTCACCGGCAACGTGCAGGGCAAGATGCTCCTGCTCAACGGGATGAGCCCGAAGCTGATCACCGACCCGCTGCGCGACTACTTCGTGCAAGCGTGGATCATCGGGAACTACGTCATCAAGGTGCAGCTGGCGCCGAGCCCGCGCAAACGCCACCCCTACTATATCACGAGTTTCGAGAAAGTGCCGGGGACGCCGGTCGGAAACGGCCTGCCGGACATCCTGGCCGACATCCAGGAAGCCGGCAACGCCACCTTCCGCGCGCTGATCAACAACATGTCGATCGCCTCCGGCCCGCAGGTGGTGGTCAACGACGACCGCCTCAGTGCCAACGAGAATGGCGAGGAGCTGTTCCCGTGGAAACGCTGGCACATGACATCCGATCCGCTGGGTGGCAATACCAACCAGAAACCGGTCGAGTTCTTCCAGCCCAACTCCAACGCGCAGGAACTCTTGGGGGTCTACAAGAGCTTCGTCGACATGGCTGACGAGCTCTCCGCCATCCCGAAATACCTGTCAGGAGCGGGAACGACATCCGGCGCCGGCCGCACTGCCTCCGGCCTGGCCATGCTGATGGGCAACGCGTCGAAGATTCTGCAGACAGTCGCTGCCAACGTCGACCGCGACGTGCTTGAGCCCCTCCTGGGTGCCCTGTTCGACATGATCATGCTCACCGACGAGTCCGGCGTGCTCATGGGCGACGAGAAGGTCCGGGTGCTCGGTGTCTCGGTCGCGGTGCAGAAAGAGACCCAGCGGGCTCGCCAGCTGGAGTTCCTGCAAATCACCGCCAACCCGATCGACGCGCAGATCGTCGGTCCGAAGGGACGCGCTGCCATCTTGCGCAACGTCGCCCAGACCATCGGCATGCCGGGCGAGGAGATCGTGCCGAGCGAAGATACGATGGACGCCATGCAGAAGCAGTCGGCCATGATGGGCCAGGCCACAGGAATCCCCGGCCACGGCGGCATGGGTGAGCAGGCAGCTGCCGCGGAAGGTGGGCAGCCCAGCCCGTTGAATCAGGACATGGGTCCGAGGACCAACGTGAACGGAGGGGTTGGCTGATGTCCGAACTCATGAAGTTCTGGCCTATGCTGGTCATGGCGGGCTCCATAGTGGCCGCTGCCGCCGTGGGCGACTCCCAGATCAAGGCCCAGGCGAACGACATTGAAGCCCTGACAGAGGACGTCGAGGAGAATGCGAATGACATCGAGGTCATTCAGCAAACCTTGATCCAGCGCCAGGGCGAGGTGGCTCTGCAGGTGCAGAGAATTGAAAGCGAACAGAAGGCCCAGGGGAAAGACCTGGACCAGATCCTCAACCTTCTGCAGCAAATCCAAAGGGCGGGAAACTGATGGCCAAAAAGCCGAAGCAAGACCTTAAGAAGGTGATGAAAGCCGCCGCTGGCGGAACTGCGAAGCGGCCGTTCCGCAATGAGAAGGATGCCGGCGTCGTCGACAAATGGATGCCGCAGTACCTGGGAAACGAGAAAGCTCGTGGTCGGGTAGTTACCCCGGAAGGTAACTTCGCCATCAAGAAGCTGCGCAAGCAGTATGGG